TTCGCCTAACGTATTCGCCTTTGCCAAGCAGGGCGCACAAGCCGTGTTTAAGATTCATGTTTGCGCGATAATTTCAGGATTTAACAAGGCGCATCCATGATCTTCAACACCAATAACTTTACAATCTTGAAAATCTGAATGTATTAATTTTGTAAATCCTGAAACCGTCGTCACATAAACAACGCCATCTGGATTAAACTTTTTTAATTCTTCAATCAGCTCTTTTACTTTCATAAATTAAAACGGCTCATCTTCATCAATCGTTGCATCAACAGTTTGGCGGACAGGAATTTTAATTTTAGGAATCAAATCTTGCGCGGGTTTCCGCCAGCCATTCTTCTGCCACGCGGACATTATTTGAGACGCTTCGCTGAATTTTAATTCTGGAGAATAGCCATGCGCTTTAAGCCACTTGGCTTGCTTCATCGAGCATAAATTTTCACTCCAGCGGCGCAACTGCTCACCAACTAATTGCTTTGTCTGCGCGTAATCAAAGTCATCAGGATTTAATCCCATTTTTCGCAGCACGCCTCTCATCTTCTCGCTTGCCTGTTTATTGACATCCCACCCGCGCGGCTTGGCGGCGGTAATTCCTAAAACATCAAATGGATTAAACGAACTGGTTTTGAAATTAGATTTAACAATCAGCTTGGCTTTTTTAGCGGCTTCTTCCAGTTCCTTTTTCTTTTTTTCTTCCGCCCGCTTTTCTTCTTCGTCCAATGATTTTGTGACTGAAACCCGCCCGCCATTTGACCGGGCCAGCGCGACAGCTTGTTTAACCGCATCCTCAGTCACATTGCCTGCGAATAAATCAAACGTAGTTGCAAGATCATATCGGTTTCCGTAGTATTCCAAAATCAGGCAATTTTGTTTTGCGCTCCGATTAATTATTGACCGGCGCAATCCGGCGTTTGAAATTTCACCAAGTTTGGAAGCGATTGAATCATGCGGCCTTGTGCCGCGCCCGACCATTTGTTCCAAAAGAGAAACCGATTTTGTCGGTTTTGGAACAATAACTTCCACGCCAGCGTCATCAAATCCTTCTGTGTGCGTGCCACAATTCCAAATCCAGCGGATAACGCCATTGGCAAAGTCTGAATTGATTTTCTTGCGCTCGTCCTTGTCGGTTTTGCCATTGATGTGCGCCGCGCAACCAGGGCGATAACGGTTGAAAATATCCGCCATCATTTTTGCATGGTTCACAGACGGGCTAAATCCAATCCCGCGCTTGTCGCCAGCGATTTCAATAATTGAATCGGCAATTCCATAAAGCGGTTTTTCAGACTCCATTACGGCGGATAATTGCCCTTGGTTTAAATCTCCCGCCGTGATTTTAATGTTCTTAAAATCCAAGGATTCAATGTGAACAGCTTGCGCTTCAATCGGCACAAGCCAAGCTTCGCGGATGCCGTAATTCATGTCTTTGTCAAAGGCGACATCTTCAAAAATCTGCCCAAGCGATTCTTCATCCGCCCGGTTCGGCGTTGCGGTCACGCCTAAAATTTTAAGATTTTGATTCTGTAAAAAATAGTCCATCACGCGGCGATAGCTTTGGCTCGTCGCATGATGCGACTCGTCAATTACCAGCAAGTCAAAATCAGTTGGCAGAAACTTTGTCATTCTTCCCAGGCCGTCGCCGCCGGCGGTTAAAGTTTGAACAGTTGCCACAATTCCGGCGTCCCCGGCGTTTTCAGGATTAAACAAATCCGCTTCAAAATTATTTACCGCCTTGTAACCGCCCATTTCAACCTGAAACTTAAAGCCGGTGACTTGCTCAATTTTGTTTCGAGCCTGCCAAATCAGCTCCTCGCGATGCGCCAAAACACAGGCGCGTTTTTTAATCCTTTTTATCACCTCGGCAAAAATAATTGTCTTGCCCATGCCAGTCGCCAGCCTGCCCACGACGGAACGATTGTCTTTCCAAGATTGGAAAGTATTTTCCACCGCCTCATTTTGGTAACTTCTTAATTTCACGATTGCCTGTTGTTTCGTTTCCGAAAATCCGCCATTTCAATCCGAGTATTTTTAATCAATTCCGCCACTTGCCGGATCGCCTCATTAGCCCCGATTTCCATTGCCTTTTCAATATCTTGAACCGGCATTGAAAATTTATGTTCGCGCGCAAATTCAAGCGCGAGATCGTGAAATTCAAATTTCATTCCTATGACAGTTTCACGGTTTTGTAATTTCCAAAACTTTGCACTCGCGTTGTTTTTGGCCGGCGCGCTTAACAAAATCCCAAACTTGAATCCGGCCTCCGGCGGCAAGCCAGATTGCGTGACGCGGCTCCTGCCGGATTTTAATTGCGCGAGTAGATCCATTGCCGCCGCCAGTGGCTTGAACCAGCATTATTCCCCGACTTGGAGACATCGCCAGAATATCTCCAAATCCAAACGCGTCTTTGGTGATAAAACAATGCGGCAGTCTTTTCTCAACGGTTTCACAAGTCCAGCCCTGCGACTCTAAAATTTTAATTGCCTCGCGATTTGCGGCAAAGGGTTTTTTACGCTTTGACTTCATTTGTATTCCTTAAAAATCGGACGCAGCTTGCGGATATTTTCATCAATTGTTTTCCACCAGTATTCTGAAAATGTTCCCCGACCCTTGCAGATGCAAGACTTGTCCAAAAATACTCCATTACATTCTGGGCAGACCGCAAAATTTTCCGCTGATTCAATTTCTTGTTCGCACATTATTAATCTTGAAATGACTCCCTGCCTGTCCATTTTGCAAAACAGTCGGTCGCCGGATTTGTCCGCTTCCTGCATTGTCAATCTGACTTTTTTAATCATGCCAATTAGAAATTTAATTTCCTCATTGCGATTCCAAAATTCCTGAATTTCCGGCGGGATGTCTATTCCTGTTCCATCCTTTGGCAATTTAACGGCGTTTTTTCGCTCTGGCAGGCTCGCAGCGGCGTTTTGAATTGCTTTGGCGGATAATTTGCCTTCCGATTGCTTCAAGGCCTCAGAAACGACTTGGCGGCGCTGCGGAACGGCAATCTTGCGAATCTCCATGGCCGTTGACTCGTTTGGGATTTCAATATCCGGGAAAGACTTTTTAATCTTGGCACATTCCGCCATGCGCCACAGCCAGTTGTAATCCCGATTAAATTCCTTGTCGGCATATTCCTTGAACGATTTGTAGCGGTCACGGTAAAGGCCGTCCCGCATTTCGATAATCAGCAATCCAGTCTCGGCAAAGTTTTTTATGCCATCGTGGATTTTTTTATTAACCAAATCAAAACGCGATATTTTTTGAAGTTGTGACATTGAAATTGTTCCGCAGCGGTTTTGATTTTCCAGACTCCCGCTAAACTGGATTCAAACGAATTACAATCCCAAGCTGTCTGCAATCTGTCCCCATTGCTCCTTTGTCAATTTGTCAAAATCAACAAAGTTTTCCTGACCCATGAATTTGTCAACTGTCGGAAACAGAATTTCATTTCCAAGCGCGTCTGTATCGTCCTGATTGTTTTCATCCTTTCCATGCTTTTTGCAAAGCAAAGACGTGATAGATTCAATCGTTTCCGTTCTGGCCGCTGACTTGGCTGGTAATGTGCGCTTTGGAACAGTTTTTTCAGCAGGATTTTTGGCAGGTTTTAATTCTGCCTTTGCCGCCGGCTTGGTTTCTTTTGGCGTAGACGGAGCGGATGAAAATTTCTTGCTCCACTTGGCCATAGCCGCCGATTCGTCATCTTCCGTTGCGGGAACGATGCCGCTTCCGAGCTTGTTAAGCCAGCGGAATTTGTAACTGTCCACTTCCTCGCCTTTTTGATTTGCGTAAGGCTCGTTGTGATAATCCGCCAGCACAAATTCCGGCGCGTCGCCCTCGGGAATTTCCAGCCGTTGCAAATCAAATGGGTTTTCCGTTTTCCATCCGAAAATGTCCCGCAATCCTTCAATTGCCCGCTCCTGCAATGTCCCGTCTTTTGTCCCGATGCAAACCGAATGATTGCCGGAAAAGGCAATCCCGCCAGTAAGTGTGAATGGAATATAGACCATCAACGCGCCTTGTTTTGATTCTCCGACTACTATTGGCGCGGAACGCCGCGCCGGATAGCTCGCTCCAATTATTAATTCTGCCATATTATTTTTGTGTTGTTTTGTTTTGCTGGTTATAGAGTTTTTCTACGTCAAGATACCAGCGGGAATCTTTGGCGTAAATTTTATTAAGACTTTGAAAGTAGTCTCCTTTTCCGTCCCAATGCGAATAAACTTTTTGGCACAAGGCAACGCACTTGGCGCGGGCAACCGGCTCGGGATAACCCGCGAGCTTTCCGTTGACTTGATGTTCGCAACCGTAGGGAAATTTAATTGAATTTTCATGTTGTTTAATTGCGTCCGCCAGCTTGTCATAATCCGGCGGCGACAGCAAAGAGATTGCGAGCAAAAGAGATTTCATTTTGATTTTTCAGGGCGTTCAAAGTTTTTGTATTTTTGTTTCCAAGCTTCGCACCAGTCCTTGCTGAAACATTGGAGTCCAACTCCAAAATCTTTAGCACAACGGCGAAACGCTGCGGTCTTGGCCGATTCATAAGCATCGCCGTAATTCCCTTTCGCGTTACTTTTGAAATAATTTCCGTCACCAATCGCCACTCCAACTTTGCAGCCTCGAATTAAAAGCATCCCTTCGACATAAACCCGAACGGCTGGCTTTGCTGGATTTCCTGCCGTAAAATCTTCATTCCAGCTACGGATGATTTCAAAGCTCCATTCGCCGAGTCCAATAACATCGGAAAGGCGATTTCTTAAAGCAGCGTGTTCAAGATAAATTAAATTCGTGTCACCGCCAGCCCCGCGTTGGAAATCGCAATCAGGAAAATCAACATCAGTGTTAGTATTAATATCCAGTGCTAAAATATTTCCATTGGCGTAGTCGCCAATCAAATTTAGATTATTAAAGAACATAACACAGTTAGCGCGCGGTCGAATTAGATTGCCTTGAGCGTCTATGCTATTCCATTCATACCAACATGGAAAGCCTAATTTAGCGCTAGTTGTTAAGTCATACAGCCAACCTTTATTAGCAGTTGGGAACACAAGAGCATAGTAAGAATGATCTTCTAACTGGAAACAAAAGCCGATAGCATCTGCTACTGTTGAATAAGCTCTAAATTCGGATACAATACGAGGCGTAGAAATCTCCGTAACGTCGTATCCTTGACCTTGAAGTACAAGGCAATTACCCTGTAAATCCTCTTGTAGAAAGAATACTAACACGTCTTGCGTGGCTATCGAATATTGAGCGGCGCAACCATGATCAATATAGGCACCCTGAACTTGCTGAAAGAAGAAATCCGCCGCCCCGGTGCCGATCCAGATTTCCGTGGTGAGCGTGCCCACAAGCCAGAGATTTTGATGCAAAACAACAATCGCGGCAATCGGATCAGCCGAGCCGCTTTTCGCCGCAATGTCAAGAGGATCAAAAGATGTGCCTGCCGTCAGTAGGTTAAAGTTAACCAAGGAAAGAGAAATATAAAACTGATTTGTTCCAGGGTTATTAAAAATAAAAAAGGTGTCAAGATATTGAACAAAATCCGCTCCTAAAAAGCTGGGGTCGATGATCGATCCAAAATCGTTCGTCGCCATGTCGATAGCGTAGCCGTTCTTGCTGCCATCGACCAGCACCACCGCAAGGCCATTATCGGCCATATAGACCTGATTAGGAGCGTCTGCGATACTGCCCACATAGGACAGGCCCCCATTGCTGCTTACGGCATAGACGGTGGGCCCTACGACCGCGTAGGCCGTTCCAGCGGTCGTGCGATAGACGCCTCGGACCTTGCCATTAGAGCCTGTGGGCACGATAGCGGAAGTAAATAAGAGACTTCCCGGTGTATGATATGCCGTAAAAGGAAATGGAGATTGCGGCGAAGGTCCGTTATCTTCCGCATAAATGTTGATCGCGCGCTGCGCCGAACTAATCGTGCTGCGGCCCTGATAAGGGTTTCCAAGTAAAGGTATTTTATTCATTAATAACCGTCAGGATTCCATAGCGAAAACGCCTTGCCATTCCTCAACCCACTAGGCATAATTAATTCAGGAATTTGCGTATTAGCATTACGAACTGTTGCTAGTGCTGCTTTTCCTAATGCGATTGTAGATCGTTTAGGTTCAATGCCGTATGCCGAGCAAAGTCGTAATGCTAAATTAAAATGAATGGCTTCGGCATATTCATTCGGTAGCGTAAATACACTATCGACTGTTGCCGGCCAATCAAGATCAGATTTAACAACTAAATGAATTTCATAGAATGGAGAAGGAATAGGCCAAATAAATACATTACCTAAACCTGCATTATTTGTTCCGGTAGGATTATTTTGATTATCATAAAAGAAATATTCAGGTTGTGTATTTAATTGTTTAACTGTAATGCGCGCATAATCTTCGTAACTCATAATGGGGATTAAAGGTAGGCTTATTGGCGTCTGCCCGGTATTCAATTGGAAGAAATAACCTGCATTTATTTTATCTGGTTTTTGACTTACATTAAAGTAACCGCCGGGGCCAATGGTATTAGAAATCATATTATTTCCATCTGCACTAATATCTTGCAATGATGGGACAACCCAACGCCTCAATTGCCATTGATTCATCATTCGCTGAAGATAAGTAAATCCATCATTGATATCTTCAGCGAGTAATGTTTGACCGACACCTAAAACCCCGGCTTCTTTCATAGCAAGAGTAATGATATCTCTTGCTGTTTCAGGAGCTAGAATTGTCACCTAATAACCTTTCATGTTCTTGATCTTTAATCAAAACAGGTTCACCATCAATTTGTACCCACATAGGATATTTGGTGTGACCGTAAGCATCAATAATATTAGGGTCTTTACCAAACATAGGATGCGGATGCGCAGGAGTATAAGTTACAATTTCAGGATGATAAGGTTCCTGTTTTTCAGCCAATAATCTGCCAGTACCGCTAGATGGTATAAACGGTTTAACTGGCATATTAGCTGGCATTTAGGACTTCCAACTTTTATCCTTTTGAGTACCAAATAATTCTTTTTCATGCTTCGCATCATTAACTAGCACACCATCATTATTAGTACCATTTGGATAAACCCATTTGGGATAAT